AACGTGAATTGCGAGGCAGACTGGCCTTTGGCGGAGCAAAGGCCGGTGGGCAAAACTTGCGGATAATTTTGGTGGGCCGGGTCGGAGTCGAACCGACGGTGTCCTTTCGGAGGCGGATTATGAGTCCTGAACCACTGTTCGTAAACACAGGCCGGCGGCCGGTCTTTCGCGGTACATCAAGGGTTTGCAAGGTGTCGCAATACTGTATATTCGTACAGTATTTGTCGTTTTAAGGCAGAAAAACCCACACCCTTTTAGGACGGAATTCAGCGACGTCATATACTGTACATCCATACAGCATCGTGAGTTTGCCGTGACCCTGCCGCCGTTCATCCCTCCGACGCTCGCCGAGCTGCGCGAGTGGTATCGGTTGTACAAGGAAAACCCGGATGTCTGGCGACTGATCCTTGAGGTGCAGCATTCGCGCGAAACGCTGGCCCACCTGAACGTTTTGCTTGCTCAAACCGAGCGCGCCGCACGTCGGGCCGAGTTCGGCCGACTCACCGGCGAGGATGCCCCGCTGCGCAACGCGTGCGTGGTTGTGGAGGCCGAACTGTTCCGTGTTGGCCCGGTCGGCGGGAAGGGACGGAAATACCAGCAGCCGGCGAGACTCACCGAGGGCGCCGCCGGCTTCGACTTCGATCCTGATGATCCCGTCGATCGTGCCGCATTCCTGATTGCGTGCGGTCATCAGAAACAACGGTAGACGACGATTCAGGCGGCAGCCGCCCCACTTCCCCAGTGCGACCAGCCGAACGCGCGAACGCCCCAATACATCAAGGATGCCCGCCACGCGGGCACCCCGCTCACCAGCGATGCCTCACGCAACACCGCGTCTGCGACATCGCGCGGCACCGCATGCTCCGAATACAGCCAGTCGTGGACGGCGGATGCCTCGTGAGCGCTGTCAGCCGTCAGCAGGAACGCGACCGGGGTCCGCGGCACCGAGGCGAAATCCGTCTCGAAGCCGGCCGGCACGGTGAACGTCAGCTTTGCCACGTCCGACCTGTAGACGAGCGGCGCAGTCAGCCGCCACGTCCCTCGCCCACCGTTCGCGGAGTCGCTGACCAGCTCGACCTGCAGATCTGTCAGGAATTCGCTCATGGCTCGATCTCCGGCAGATCGACCGTCTGGCCGGCGAGTTTATGGGTGCAATCGCCGAGAAACTGAATGCGCCCATCAGTCACGAACGAGTGACAAACGTCGTGGACGTCGTACGGGTTTTCTTCGTGCGTCGGATGGCGGCCGTGCTGTTCGCGGAAAGCCTTGGACCGCGCACGGCCCGCTTCGCTCATGTGGTCGTAGGTGACGAGAATCGACGGCGAGAACGTCGGTCGTTCCATGTCGCCATTCCACGACCACATCGGCCGCCCCGAGCCAGCGATATTGACCTGATGCATCATGTCGCAGCCGGGGCACTCGAACATCATCGTGCGCACGCCATCGGTGCGCTGCAGTTCTTCGAGCTTCATTGCAGCGGCGCGCCAGAAAGTGGGGTCGAGGCCGCGACCGGAGCGGTGGCCGAGGCAGTCGGAGCCAGGCTGATAGCGATATTGAACGCCAGCACACCGGTGTCGATCGCAGCGTCGGCAGCCTTGATCTTGTCGGGCGACAGTGCCGACGAATCGACCATCGATTTTACGAGCGGCAGCGTCGCGTTCACGATTGATTGGAGATCGGGCTTCGCAACGCCAGAGCCGGCCGAGCAAACCTTATCGACTGCCGGCTGGACGGTATCGGTCAACGTCTTTTCTGCTCCGCCAGTGAATACGCCATCGCCTTTCAGAATCGCGATCTCGCCATTGGCGGCACCGCAGGCGATGCTTACCTGTTGGGCAAACGTGAGAGTAGGTGCAGAGCCGCCGCACGCGGTGAGAGTGAGCGCGACAAGGCCTGCCGCAAGCAGCATAAGAGTGCGTTTCATGGATGATTCCTACTTGGGAGAAAGTTTGATCGCGGCGGCCGCCGCATTGGAGACTGCGGTGGCGACGTTGGAAACGACGGCGCCTTGGGCGGTGACGGGTGCGGTAGCTCCCACACCGGTTTCCTGAAAATGCACGGTGACAACACCGTCGACAGACGCCGTCAGATCAAAGGAAAGTGCGCTAATGTCCTTACCGTTGAAGGCGATCGCCTCGCAGCAGACCATCTTCTTTAGGTTCGGCTCGTAGAACGGCTTCACGCTGTAGGTCGCAGTACCGGCGCACCCAGACAGCACAGCGAGCGCAAGGCACATCAGCGCGCGGATCATGCGGCGGGTGCGGTCGTACCGAATTTGGCCTTCAGGTAGCCTTGTGCCACGTGGCCAATGGCAACCAGGCCACCGGTCAAAAGCGGAAGAACTTCAGCCGGTACGGGATGGCCAATGCTGGTAAAGGCCCATTGGACGAGAGCCGAGACTGAGCCGGATGCGACGGCAACACCCCCAGTGACAAGTGCGTTGTTCATTGATGCTCCTGAGTGTCGGCGGCGGCAATGGCGCTGAGTTCGTCCGCCGTGAACACGAACCCAGCCTTGCGCGGATAGCCCTGGAAGACGAACGTCGGCCATGGGCGGTGATGGACACCATGCGTCGGCGACCGGTGGAACTTCGGATGCAGCGGCAGCATGTTCTGCATCGAGTCGACGAAGGTCTCCGGCTTGGCCGGGTCAAACGCCTTCCAGTCGAAGCCGCGCAGCGCCGCGAGGTTGCACACGATCCAGATCAGCGACTGCTCGGCCAGGAAGGTCTCGCCGGTCGGTTGATCGGTGACCAGATCGAGCACAGGAATTTCGGTGATCTCGCCGACGGCGATCGCTTTCACAATCGTCCAGTCCACTGCATCGGCGTCAGCCCACTCACAGAATAGATGGTGGTATTCGGGCGCTGGCTGACCGCTGACCGCGCAGCGCAGCCCGGCCTTGTGGCCCTCGGCCTTCGTATGCCGAAACGTCGGCGTCTCGCCGCGCGGCGCGGCATGGTCGGGGTAGTACTCGCCTTGCACGATCGTTTCGGCGACGAAGTGCTCGTGCGGAATAACAGGTGCTTTGTCGGACATGGACGTAAACGAAAAAAACCGCCCGAAGGCGGTGGGTTGGTTGGTGAAACGGGGCGTCTGGGGTAGAATGCGTACCGGTTTGCGATGCTCGGTCTATTCGGACGTCAAAAATCAAAAGCCCCGCGGTGAGCCACTAGCGGGGCTTTTTTCTTGCCGCGCCCTACATGCCGCGATCAGGCTCCAAGAACTTTCTTTGCGGCGCTATAGAGCGCCAGCCTTTCGGAATAGCCGTTCGGTGTTGCCTTCGACGTCGGACTGCCGAGGTTCACCGCGCGCGACACGCCGAGAAAATTTCCCGCGTCCGCAAGCGCATTCAACTTGCGGTTGGACCAATACCAGGCTGCAGACATCGCCGCGTTGACCGGCTGCTCAAGCAGATCGGGATGGTTGAGCAAATCGAGATCGAGGCCGACAGCTGCGAGCGTGTAATTGCGGCGCCCGGTGATTTGAATCAGGCCTCGGCCACAGAATCGGAGACCATCGCCGGGCTGGATATTGCCAAGTTCGCTCGCCTTCTTCGACGGCGGCTCGTACGCGGTCTGCGCCTGCGTCGGTCCCCACAGCTCTTTCAAAAATACTAGTCGCCCAGACTCTACGCCGATGGTCGCGAGAAACGCGGCGATGTTCAGTGGCGTGGAGATCGCGTACTTGTCGCACGCTGCCTGAAGCGGCTGCACCCACTGCGATGCGCGCATGACGATCGAGCCGCACCCCGCGGCAACGATGGGAGCAGTCAGGTTCATAGCACCGCCATCAGGAATTTGAAGCAGTCGGCGAGCCACGCAGGAAAGCGGTGGAACTCGCTGTAGTACCAGAAGCCGTAGAGCGCGAGCAGCGGCAATCCGATTGGCATGAACATCTGCTTGAGAAAGAAGCGCCACGCGGCCGCGAGCCGACACATCAGCCGCGCGCCAGCGGCGACGTCGCCGAGGATGCTGCGAATGAACGCGGTGTCCTCGGCGACCACTCTCGTGAGCGTTGTGTTTTCGGCGATGGCAGTGTCCTGGGAGTTGAACCGCTCGACGACGGCGCGCCGGAATTCCTGATCTGGCATCTCGATCATGTCTTTGTCTTCCATGAGGCCCCGGAAATAAAAAAAGCCGCTCAAGGGCGGCTGTTGATCGAATCTTTGTTTTGCTGCTTGACGCATAGGCCCAAACGTCCTACATTGGATTCCGTTGGAAGCGCAATCGCGCGGCCCGTCTATCCGAAAGGACACTGTCATGAAAGCCTGCTTTCGCACCCGCCTGGGTGCTGGATCCCGTCATGCTCTACAACCCGCCCTCTCCGCAGGACCTCGACCGACTGAAGAACGAGCTTGGTCTGTCGGCATCCAAGATGGCATCGCTATTCGGAGTATCGAGCGGCCGGCAGTGGCGCAATTACACCGGAGGCGAGAAGCCGCGGGACATGAACCCGCACATGCTATTTTTCGCCGCTGCCCGTCTCGAACTGGACGACAAGACGATCGAGCGAGTGCTACAACGCATGCGCCGAGTCGGAGCAACGATCGACTTGAACGCCGACTCCCCGGAGCACGATGGAGAGCAGCAGCCGTAGCGATGTCGCTCGGCTGTTCTGCTGCTGCGGCGCATGCTGACAGCATCACCGACTATGTGCATCTCGAACTCGGCGCCGGCGTGTCCCGGTACGCTACCCAAGGCGATAACACGTGGTACCAGCAGGGCATGCAGCACAATCTCGGCTTGAGCGCACCTGTACTCATGGCGGGGTTCACTGGTCCGCTTTACACGCGAGAATCCTGGGGTATCGACTGGCACGTCGATTACGTCAGTCTCGGGCACGCGTCCTCGCAATGCGAATGCACCCCGGTAGACGAAAACTACAGCACGCAGACGCATAGCCTGATCAACCCGATGCCGGTCAAAGTGCCGAACGCTAACTTTGTCGGCAATGGCAACGCTCAAGGTGTCGCGCTCACGGTCGAGCCCTACGTCAACTATCGAGGCTGGCGGCTCGGCGTGGAGGCGGGACTATTCCCGTATCGTCCCGATTGGGATGTGACTGTCTACAACTGGTCGAATGCATCGGGCATGCCGACATCGACAATTCACGCCAACACGCCCCACGCCTGGCAGCTTGGCAAGGTAATCGGCCTGTCGGTCGGGCGCGGCCCGCTGTCGGTGGCATATCAGCACTACGTCTTGCCCACCAAATACGATGCGGATCACTCGCCGGCTATCTGGTCGGGGGCGGATGTGTTGGTGGTGAAGTATCGGGCGAATCTGTTCTGACTTCCACAATCCGTCATTGCGCCTTGTTGTAATAGAATGCAAGCCTCACCAAGGCGCGGCGCAGCAATGACCTTTCTGAAAGAATCGGGAAAGAATCGAGAGATCCAGATCCTGCGCGGTATTTCGATCGCATTCGTACTCATCCAGCATTACGGGCCGACGCTACCTGTTCCGCTGTGGTATTACCGATTGATGGATGCGACGTCGTTTCGCAGCGGCGTCGATCTCTTCTTCGTCATTTCTGGTTTTGTGATCTCACGATCCATTTCGAACACCGCGATACCCGGTGGCCGGTTGGATCGCGCCGCCTTCGTGCGTTTCTGGGTGCGCCGCGTCTTTCGTTTGATGCCCGCCGCATGGCTGTGGGCGATCCTCGCGGTGGCAACCGGGCTCTTCGTGTCGAGCATGGACTTCATGCAGCCGTGGCTGATCCTGAAAGGTGCGATCGCCGGCATGTTCGGATATTCAAATTTCCTATGGGCTGAATGCCTGTCGCATAACACGATAGGCTCGACTTGCCCGAATCTCTATTCGACATCGATCTACTGGAGCCTGTCGCTTGAGGAGCAGTTTTACGTTGCCCTTTCTCTGATGCTTCTCGTGCTGACGCTACGTGTGGCAGCGCTATGCGGCGTCGTTGCGGCGTTTGCGCTTCATGCAACTGGCGACGATACCTACGTCTACTTCTTCAGGTTCGAATCGATGGTCGCGGGTGTCTGCCTATACTGGCTGACCACGACACCCGGCTATCGCGCATCGCGGAGGTTAGTCCGCTATTTGGTGCTACGGCGAGCGCTACTCGCTGCGGCAATTATCGCGATTGCAACCTCGCCTATCATCAGCCACCAGCATGCGGTCGTGATCGTCGCGATGGCGGCAACTGTCGCGGTTTGGATCTGTTCGTTTGATTCCACGCTGCCGGAGTCGAAATTGTGGTGCGCATTCGAATGGCTTGGCGACAGATCATATTCACTCTACCTTTGCCACCTACCTGTGTTCATTGTGGTCCGCGAGCTGATGATCCGAGTCGGCGCGAAGGAGTATTGGGATGGCGCACCGCTGATCTTTTGCGTCATCCCGTTTGTGATCGGCGCGGCGTTGTTGATCGCCAATCTAACATACAGGCTGGTTGAACTTCCTTTCGCCAGGCGTGGCCGCGCTATCAGTGAACATAAAGACCACGCAGCGATCCCGGTCAGCCCGGCGAGTATGCCACCCACGCATCATTAACGAGTTGCCACTGTTCCGGCTCCAGATTGAAATCCTCTGACTCCTCTCGAATGAGGTCGCCGGGTTGGTTTTGATCTGTATATCCCCATGCTTTCAGCACGTTGGTTTGCGGATCACGAAAAGAGTTCTTGACGCTCATTAGCAGTCTCCATTGGCGACGACGTATCCACGCACTTCGAATGCAACGCCTCCTGATGACGGCAAAGCGCTGACACGGTAGTCAAATGACTGTGAAGAGTTCATCGGCTGGTCGATCCAATTGGTGGCTTGTGCCGTCTGACCATTAACCTGCACCGACGAACTGACAACATTCTGCCCGGTTGTGCTGGACCCCGTCCGGCGCGTGTAGCACACCAGCGGAGTCGTATTGCCAACCATAGTCATCAACGCAATGATGAGTCCGCGGACTGCATTCGGTGGCACATAGCCGCTACAGGAAACGCTCGCCATCGTCGTTGCGGTTCCGCCGCTGAGCACGCGATTCACACCTGCATCGGCCAAATCGTAAACGACTTCCGCGCCCTCTACGAAGCACGGAACGATGTTGCTTGACGAGTTCCAGTTTAGCGTCGTCGCGTACGCCCATGCGGTGTACCCAGACGGAAGGGTCGGCCCCACCGTCGGTATCGCCGAACTCGCGATCCATCCCCATGTTGATGTAGTGGGATTGTAAATCCTGTAAATGTGAACGAACGTCGACGCCGTGAAAGCAGCGGCCTGGTCGCGACCATTCACAACGGGGCCGGCCAGACCGAGATCGACCGTGCCCGTCGTTATCCCATACTGAGCAAACAGGCGCCCCGCTGCGTCGACAGCTATGATCGCGTCAGCAGACAGATCAAACTTCGTCAGGGGAGTCGTGGCGTTGACGTTACCTCTCAGCCCCTGAACGCGGCGCGCACCAACGGCGAAAATCTTGATTGCCGCTAGCAGTTGGTTGTACGTTGTTTTGCTGGGGGTCAGTCCTGCGGCAACGACGACCGCGCGAATCTCTTCCTGAATCATGTTCAGCCATGAGCCACGCACATTCGTTGCAGGCGTACCGGCGACCGGATTGCCTTCCGTGAAGAAACCTTCGGTTCCGGCCGCCTCGGGCGCGGGGAGTGAGGTCGCTGCCGTTGAGTCATCAATGCGATACATGTGGCCTCTTATACGTAGGCGAAAATTGGAATCGTGTGGGCGGGCATGACTGCCCTGAATTCACACTCGAGCACTGCATTGCCCCAAGATGCAAGCGGGTCGCCGGCAGCCATCGCGCCGGCGACAGCACGCACGACCGCATTCAAGGGCGCTGTGATCTTCCAGGCGAAATTCCAGTCATATCCGCAACATGGCATACCAGCTCGCAGTAGCCCCGCGTGGGCCTGCGAGAACTGCTGAATGGTGACCGTATAACCGAGACTCGCGGCAAAGCCGATGAAATATGGGATTGATGCGCCACCTATGTTGGTGAACCGCGCGACAACCTGGCTTCGGCGCTGAGGTATCGTCGGCGCGGCACCGGCACACGGATCAGGCAGGCCGAGCGTCGACTCCCATTCGGGAAGCAGTTCGTAGGTCGTCGATGGGAATGAATCGATCAGCAGGTAATTGGCGCGCGCCGTTTGGCGCTCATAGCACGGCGCCAACCCGGAAAGCACCTGCGTTTGGACTGCGTCTGCATCCCGCGGCCAAACCCTTCCTCGCGGTAAAAGCGCCTGCATCGCGGCGAGCAAATTCGCGGCCGTGAAATTCGGTGCCAGCATTTGGTCCTCAGCTATAGATCACATTGGCAAGCATAGGAAGAGAGCCAAAGCTGCCTTGGATATTTCCCGGATAGGTCGTAGTCGTCACGCCAATCACGCCTTGCACAAGCGTAATAACGAAACCGCTCGTTCCTGAGATCGCGGCAATCGCCGACTCGATGTCTGACCGGTTGATTGTTCCAGCGCGTGGATCGCCGTTCCGGAAAAACACATCCGCAATGGCGGCCGAGATGGCCGCCCGCGTGGCCGTCGATGCAGATGTCAGGCCGGTGATGGTGAACGTCAGGTTGTTCGCGATCGGCGAGACGGAGTAAATCAAAGCGGTGACAGGTTGCTCAGCCACGATCGCGTCGGCCACAACGAGCTGGTCGCCAGTTGCTATCGTCCCTCGCGGGACGCCGCCCGGCCCCTTGTCGTATTGCGAGACCCCATTGGTCCCTTGCGGGAAACCGCCGTGAGCCGCTTCAGCGTCGTCCCACATCGTGTAAATCACGACCGTCCCCGCACCGAAATTATTCGGTGCGCACCAGGCTCGTGTGACCCCTGCGACGGCTAGAGCCCATCCGACGTAGTCGTTGACGTCGCCGCCCTGCGGCGTGTTCTGATAGGCCTCTAGCATCCGGCTGCGAAGCGAGTCGTTGTCTTCGATGTCCGCGCCAGACTGCACATTCGCGGCAACCGTACCGCTCGACTGGATTCCGTCGACAGTGGCACCCAGTGTCATGGTCGCGCCGACATCCGTATTTCCGGCAGATCCTGCGACGTCCGCCAGCACCGTGACGGTGACTGTTCCATCACCACCGACGGACTGGGTAGCAGTCGTCGTGTATGAGGTGCCATCGCTTCGAATGACCGGGTTTCCCGCATTCAGCGGCTTGCCGACCGTTCCGTTGAAGACGACCGAGAAACTCGCTGGCGTTGCGGCCTTCCGGTAGACCTTCTTGAGTGCCGCCCACCCTTCCAGATACTCATCTTCAGCAGTAAAGGGAACTGCCTGCAATGAGATCCAGTCGAGATAGCCCATGTGCATGTTCGACATGCCGGCCTGCACCTTGCCGACGATCTTCAATACCGCGAACCGCAGCAGCGCGTCCGCACCTTCCAGCGCGGACGCAATATCGGCCGCCACCTCAGCAATCAAGGTGGAAAGCGTCTTTCTTTGGAATGGCATATCAGGAGAGCTGGTTCCAGGCCCACGCGTACGTCAGCGGTATCTGCGGGCCGGTCGGTTGATAGAGGATGATCTGCGCACCAAGAAACGTGTCGCGCGTCCATTCCGTCTGTACGTCGATGCTCGCGACGACTCCATCGTCGACAAGCCACTGAAGGGCTTCGATGATGTAGTCGCGGGCGTTATTGAGCACTTCCTGAGTCTGTTTCGACCTGTCCAGCAGCCAAAGCCGCGAACCGATCGGCTTGTCCTCACCGATGTCGCCCCACCAACCCCGCGGATCGCCGGTCCCGTCGGGAATGACGTCATCCGGATTGGCCTGGCGATCGGTGAAGAGGCTCACAAGAACGGCCGACTGAAGATCGTTACCCGTCACCAGTGCTGGCGCGATGAACTTCCAATCACCCCGGCTATTGTCGACGTCCCAAACTACCGAGATGTCGGCCATTGCTACTCCTGTTGAGTGGGCGGCTGCGAATTGATCGTGCTGCTGCCGGTCTGAACGTTATTGATCGGATGGGTGTGGCCGTTCGCGACCGAACGCATGCCCGCGACGGTCCGACTATTTGTGTTGCAGTTATCGAGGATGTCGCCAGTGCATCTCAGGAGCGGCGTGTCGGCGGTGATCTGCGGCGTATTCGTGATTTCGACCGGTTTGCCACCGCCGTTTACAACGATGCCAGCCGCCGACAGATACACCGATTGCCCGCTGTCGTCGTAGATCGCCACCTCGCCGGTCGCTAGCCCTTTCATCCGGTACTTTGCGTTGGAGGTAGCGATCACAATCCCATCGTTGCGATCACCGTTTTTCGAGGCGATCACCGCTTGGGTGCCATCCGGCGGATTTGAAGTGAAGCCGTACTCGGCGTAGCGCGGAATATCCGGGATCAACTCCAGGCCGTTGACGCGAAGTTGCAGCATCTGCACGGGCTTCGTGTCGTCGACGAGCGTGACCGAGCCGCGCGCCATCATCAGCAGAATCCGGCGCGCCAGCCTGTTCAATTGGTCGAGCATTATTGCTGGGTTCCTGTCTGGATCGATTCGTCCATCGGCAACACGTCCAGCGCGATCGGCTCCGGCAGGAAGCCTTGCCTGGGTCCAAAGACGAGTTCGGCGTGCGTCCCCAACTTGTCGAGGATGAACGTCACCTCAGCAAGCAGCAGGATCGTATTCTCGGGCACGCCGACCGTATCGGCTGATACGGGGTAGTTTGTGTTCGGGATCCATGGCGAACCGCTCGCATCGCGCCAGTTATCGACGAGCACACGCACGCGTCGTGATCGCCCATAGGATCGGGAAGCCATCCAGTTCACGCGCTTTTCGACGAATCGACGGTCGGTCGCGCTTTGCTCAGAGACGAAGTATGTTGGCCGGAAACGCCCGGTGCTGTTCTTCGCCACCACGGTGACGACCGGCAGGTTCGTGACGCCCTCGTCGTCTGCGCCGGCGCTATATGAGCTCAGCACCGCATTGAAAGTGCTGAAGGTCCCGAGCGTACTTTTCGTGCACACGATGGCCTCGATGTTCTGCCCAAGGGCCACACCTGACGCGCCCAACTCCGTGCCGGCGGTTGAGATTGTCAGTTCGCCCTCTTCGCTCTCGAAAACGAGCAGACCGCAGTAGCGCGCATAGCGCTCTATCACTTCCCACGCCGTTTCAGTAATGCTCACGAGTTGCCGCGGCAACACGGGAAGCTGGTCAAGGATCGCCTGCGTTCCGTTCGGAGGAACGAACACCTTCACCCCATACGGTGCCGCGATCGCCTCGCATAGCGCCAAGAGCGTCGTGTTGGCGTTCACCTTGTCGATGCGGCACGAGCAGTCAACCATATCGGCAAGTCGGCCACGGCCCGTGAGCGTGATCACATGCGCCTTCGGCGTCAACGTCTGCTCAATTGTCTCGATGAAGCCCGACAGCACGACATCGTCACCGATAGAGATCTTGACCGGCGCACCTTCTCGCCCAATCAGCTTCAGCGTGTTCGCATCGGCCGAGCAAGTCAGCTCGAACGACGACGTCGCGACCTCAATGGACCGGGAGATCCGCACAGCTTTCCACCCGGTCAGCATCAAACCATCATCGGTGAGCAACACTCGAACTTCGTCGACACCTGGCTTCGCGCCAACGGTATCGACGATACGGTCAGCACTCGGCATCAGAAGTTTCCAGGTGAATATGCATACTGATCGCCCAATGGCGCTTGCTGCCGGTCAGTGGTGAGTGTCGTATCGACGTTCGGCGACGACTCGACATTCACGCTCGTGCCGACCGGTGCATTCTTGTGAACGATCTCGATCCGCATCTTCCCGGGCGTTCCGGTTGCATCGCCGAGTTGGCTGTCGAGTTCGCGAGCGATACCCGAACGAATCGCAGCTTCCCCTGCTTTGTCAGTCGGGCGCTCATACAATGAGGAAATTCGCTCTGCGGCTTGCGCCGAATCGTTGGATTGCAGGAGTGCGTTTCCTGCCTTCGCTTCAGTATGTTGCAGCTCCCACAGCGAGAAACCCATTTGTTCTTCGGGTTTAGCGAGTGCAAGCGGGCGTCCGGACCATTGCTCATAGCGCTTCTGGCGCTCCGGGCCCCACTGAAACAGACCCACGAACTTCCCACTGTCGTCGACGGCACGTTCGTCAAAACTGCTTTCACGAAATGCATTGGCCGTCATGCCAATCGCCTGCTCGCGAGACAGCCCATGATTCAGATACCACTCGACCATGGAACGCGCATTTTCTTGCTGCGCGCCGTTGCCGAGAACGCCGTCCTGCTGATACTGCGACATCGTTTGATCGCCGCGGCCGCGCAGCCTGTTACCGAAGCGCTCAAAGCCATTCCAAAGCCGCTGCTGGGTGTTCTGCTCATCGCCGGGCGCGGCTTGCGGGCGCGGTCGCCCGCTCGCCGCATCGAGCCCGAACTGGATGCCGTTCAGGAGTCCATTAAGCGCCGGTTCGATGTCACTGAGAATGGTGGTCTTCAGCTTGTCATATGTGATGCTCAGCCTGGCCGAGGCATCGGCATATTCCTTAGCCCGTCGAATGTCGTCGTCCGTCGGGATATAGCTTTTCGCGGCAAGCAGGTCGGCGGCCACCTGCGCCGGGCCACGATTCAGAAAATCGACCAGCTGACCCGCGCCGGCAGCGCCGAGGAAGTTCTGGGCGCCGCCATACTTGCCCTGTGAGCGCAGGATCTCCGCGTACGCGGCGAGCTTCGTCAATACTGACTCAATCGACTCCATACGGGCCGGATTCGTCGAGATGCCAGCGGCCTGAAAGCGCTTCAGCGCTTCCGGATTGCGGTTGTTCAGCGCGTCGCTATACGCCTGGCGAACCTGCTCAATGCCGCCATTTGCCTGCTCAGGCGTCAAACCGGCCAGACGCCCCGCGTATTGGACGCTGTACGCGTTCTGCGTGGAAAGACCACTTCGAATCCCCAGATTGCTCATCGAGCGCACCGACGAAGCCCACTCGGACTCTATCTGAGCAATCTTTCCCACGAGCGCGGCCACCGCGCCGGTGATAAGCCCTGCCCCTCCAACAAATCGGGTGACGGCCGAGATTGCACCGCCGCCCGAAGTGAGACCCATGCTGATCGAATCGCCCAGCTTGTCGATCCTGCTGCTACGGATCTTGTTCCCGAGGCTTTCAATACTCGAGCGCACCTTCCCGATCGGGCCGGACGCGCCGTCCTTGGCGGTGATCGAAATTGCAATTTTGTTTGCCATAGGTTATCGCTGGAGAACGGAACCCGGCAAAGCCGAGCGCCTATTGCGCAAGTGCCTTGAATGATTTCGGGCAGAACGCGGGGTGAATCGGGTTAATCTGGGTCGTCAGTTCATCTGCACGCGTGGCATCGCGGTAAATCCGATTCGCCAGTACCAGCACTGGCATCGATGCGGCGAAGTCGAATGTCCGGATCGACGACAACCCGGCGCCACGCTTGTTCAGGTCCGCCACAACTGCAGCGCGCAGCGTGCGCAGCGCCTCATATGTATCGTCTTCACCCTGATCGCCTGCAATGTCGATCTCAGCGTCGAGCAGCGCGGAAACCTGATCTCGCATGCTCGCCGCGTCATCGCTCGACGTCGGCTGGTACCTTGACGAGGCAAGTGCAACCGAAGCAATCGCCGCGCGGCGGAACATGTCGCCGCACGCTGCCTGCATCTGCCCCATCGCCATCCCGATTACGGACGCCGTCGTCGTCCCGCTCGGCGTGAACCCAGATAGCGACGACAACAGCCGCACCGCATCGGCGGGGTCCGTCGTCGCGGCCAGCACAGCGGCCGTCAGGCCTTGCGCTGCCGCAGAGAAGTCATCGACCGTTGATGCGTCGAGCGCCCGTGCGGCCGCGTCAAGCGTTGACGACGCGGTCGTCACGCCGGCGCGCGCCACTGTCGCCGCCTCAATGAGGCTTTCCGTCGTTGCGCCGGACTGCGCCGTCGACGAACTCGGGTATTTGCTGAACGTCGGCAGCGTCGCGCTACCAGTGAACCTACCGAAATCACCAGGCAGATTCGTCAGCAGCTTGAACAGGTTCCGCGCGTCACCGACGAGGTTCTTCGCGTACGTGTACCAGCCGACGGCGGTATTGACTGCCTCGCCGAGCACCGCGGCGCCCTGCAGGATCGCCGCGCTCGCCTTCCGCGCGAAGTCCGCCGCAGCCGCGATGTTCAACCCACCAAACGCGTTCGAAACCGCCTGAGTCGTGGCCGTTTCGCTAGTCGGAAATGTCCTCGGCCCACCTTCAATGAATTCGAACTGGAATTCGAAATAGCGACCCTTCTCCCATCGCTCGATGGATCGAAAATCCATCAGGCTAACGGTGCGCCGGCCCAGCGTCGGGTGTACCAAGGAGCCGTCTCCGGCTGTCTCGCACGCCTCCATCAGCAAGTCACGCTGTGCAATGACATCGTCGCCAACGACGAATCCATACAGGCGGATTCGCCGTGTGCCGCGCCCGAGATCCTCAACCCACGGCTCATCGCGCTGCGGGTATTCATGCAGCTCTTTGCGACGTCCGAATCCGGCTTCGCTGCCGAGCGAGACGAAAGGCACGCCACGAAACGATGCCGGTCGCAACTGATCGAAATACGATCCAGCCGAACCGCCGAGGCGCGCAGCGAGTGAACTGGCAAGGTTCGTGATCCCGGACGCCGTGCCGAGCACCGCGCCGGCGCCGCCGGCGATATTCATGTCAGGCTCCCATCTGCTGTCTCATACGCCTGGCTCGCTCGAGCCGCCGCACTGACTCGGTAAAAGTCATGCCTTCGACGACATCCGGCCCCCATCGCATGAAATGGGTCAATTCGTCAAGGCGGTCTTCCCACCCTTCAGGCATGTCGGTGCACTGGGCGATCAGTCGTCCGAGTCCGGTGATCGCCGAACCTGAAAACCGTTGAAGTAGCCCACCGCGGCGAGAAAATCACGCGCGCACAAAGCGCGAACCGCATTCTTCGGATAGCCGCCCACCAGGCTGATTCGGGCGACTGCGGCGGCGAAAGGTCCGCCGGTGGCGGCCGCCTTCCGGTTCTGCTGGTTGGTCGGCTCGCAAAGGCTGAGAGAAGCCAGATTCAGCGGGCTTTCCTCTTTCGTGATCTGCACCGGCTTGACGAGGTCGATAACAATCTCTTCGGGGCTTGCCGACGGATTGGCAATCGCCGCGTGGCCGAACGACGCGATGAAGTCCTCAGCCTCGTTGATCTGGCTTCCGTACATCTGGTCGATCACGTCGATCGGCACGCCGCTCAGCAGCGCGATCAACGCGATGGATGTGCCGAATTGACCGGCGGATTTCTCCGCAGTCTCGTACTCGCCAGCCGTCGCCTCACGCAGCGTGATCTCGGTAATGGTTTTGGCAGAATCGCCTTTTCCGTACGTCAGCGCCTTGCGAAGCGTGATGGTTTTCGTATCCTGCATCGATCAATTCTCACTGACCGCGCCTTGGAGTCCTTCCCAATGCGCGGTGAATTTGGCTTCGGTGGTGTCGACTTCCTGTGCTTCGACCGTCCACATGTTCCGACCGATCACGGTCTTGCCATTGGCAAGCTCGAGCACGATCGTCTGGCTGCGCATCGCGTTGAACGCTGCAAGGCTCAGGCCGCCGGAATCGCGAATCGAAGCGGAGATCGACGGCGGCTTCGGTTTTTCGCTAAAACCGTGCACCGTATCCTGACCACTCAGCGACTCGCGCGTCACGGTGCCGACGTCGTACTTCAACTCGCCCTCGAGTTGATAGTTCACCCCGTCTACCGTCAGGTACGCGGTGCCAGCAATGAACGGCGTGTTGTTAGCCATCTGAGGCTCTCCACAAATAAAAAAGCCGCCTTAATGGGCGGCACACAGCGTTGACGGGGATGCTTACGACTGGCCGGTCGAGAGCCGGAACTGCGCCAGCAGCGCGAAGATGCGCAACTGGTTGATCAGCGTGCCAGGCCAGAGCACATCGACGCGGTTTGGATTCGATGCGTTCTGCTCGACGACGATCGCCTGCGCGAAGATGTCGCTTCCCTGAACGTAGCCTTCGTATTCCATCGCCTGATACTCGGCGATCTGATCGGCCTTGATGATGTTCGGCGTCACGATCCCCGAGCCCGGCGCGAAGCGCGTGCCGTTCGCAGCCAGCTTCACGCGCGCATACTTAGTCGTCACCATCGTCCGCAGCCGGCGCAACACATATGCCAGCAGGAACATGGTTTCGATTTCGAGGTAGCTGTTATCGGGCTGCCCGAACGCGTTGAGCTGGTACGAGGTAATCAGATTTTCGATTGCCACGGTACCGTCGCTCGCGACCGTGAATGTCGAGATGCCGTCATAGAGCAGCGTGTTGCGCTGGCTAAGATTGAACCGGGACTGCAGCGGCGGAGCGAGCACGCCGGCAAGCGCGACGGTCTGCATCGGGATACCCGGGTCGGCGCGCACGCTGACGGCGGTCACCGCTGCAAGCGCGGCGGCCCATTGCCACGACGGCGTCGGCGAGTCGTTGAAACCCATAATCGACTCATGCTGGTTGTTTCGCGCCGTGCCGAACGTCGTCAAGCCACCCCATGTGCTCCGGTACGCGCAGAACACGTGTCCGAATACCTGTTGCTGCCAGCTCCAGCGGCCAGTTTGGTCATTCAGGAACGACTTGAGCGCGTCGAGCGATGTCGTGTCGGTGAATGCACACGCGATGAAGTCGAACGGCATATCGAGCAGATTGCCCAGTGCCGTCGTCAACGTCGGGTTCGTGGCGCCGCCCGTCATCGCCGTGATCGTGGCAGCGAGACCAGTCGGCAACACTTCGTCAGCCTGCGCGCCCTGATAGTTGAAGCGAATATCGATGTCGTTGCCGACAAGGCCTTTGTTATCCGCTGTGAGCGTCACCGTGCTCGTCGCAACGCTCGCCGTGGCCGGCATCGCGGGAATCAGGTTGATTGCCACCGCGACAGCAGTCGCAACCTGAGCCGTCGTCATCCCAGCAGTCACCGGGACCGTCACGAGCTGGCCGGCGATATACAGCGAAATCGTGCCGTTTGCCGTCGGCGCCGATGTGAAGGCGATCGAGCCAGTAGCCGCCGTGGCGCCTGCGGCATCCTGCAGTGGCAGATACCAGAGCTCGCCGAACTGATCGTTCTGGCGATACGCCGCAGTCATCAGCGCCAACACAGAGTTCGCGCCCGCCTGCTGATTTGCATCACCGGTACCGGCCGAGATCAGCGGCACGTTGGGCGTCGCAACACCGGCCGCAGTCATAGGGCCGATGAGCAGCGCGCGCTGGTTCGCAACCGCCGTGTTCGCGTGCGAGCTGTCGATCTCCGCTAAGAAGAGCGGCGTGCGGATGTTCTGCGGGATCTGCTTGAATGGAATGGTCATTACGCGTTGCTCCCAGACTTCGCAGCGGCCGCAGCCGTCTTGTCCGCGCGCACGACGTCACCGTCGTTGACAGCGCGGTTCCAGAAAATGTCGTCTTCCGGCACTTCGATGCCTTCAGGCGGCAGCAATTGCTTCGTGACCGGATGCCGCACTTTCAGGCCCGGCGCAGGTTTAACGATCATTCGCCACTCCTATTAAGAAAAATTGACTTTGACGAAGCCTTCGGCTCGGCCGTCAGGCCCCGCCGTCCGCGGAGCGGGCGTCACGGCATCTGGGAAAGGTGGATTCGGATACGTGCCGTTCGGGTCAGCCACATTGACAAGATCGGCGGTCAGGTCAATCTCGGCGAGGGCCGCGCTGACGTCCGGATAGAACGTCTCAAACATCTCGACGCCGAGCGCGATGTCCATCGTTCCGATATGTGTCGCCCCCTCGGCGTTGACATCGGTGTTCGTCTCCATGAAGCGGAAGTTCTGCGTCTTCGCGCGCAGCGGCGCGCTCTTGAAAATCGCTGCCTCAATGTCCGCCGCAAACCCTTCGAGCACCAGCAGCGCCGCAGGGCCGGAAACCGCGGAGACCTCAACCCGCAAAAGGAATACGCTCGTCGTCGTGAACGACGTCTGCCCATTCGTACCGTTGGATTCCTTTCGGTCTTTGCCCTGCCGAACTTTAAGAACTGGCAGCTTGGTGGATGGCTGATTCCAGTCACCAGGCGACTGCAGCGCGATGCCGGGAATCATCCCAAGCACGGACAGGAGAAGCGCGCGATACTCCGCGCGCGCGGTTGGATCAGACATCGGTTTGCCCCGGTACGTTGAGCATCAGACGAGCGGCGCCGTGTCCATCTTCATGGACTTCGCGCACTTCCCATTGCTCGCCAGTCTTGATGATGGTGAGTTGATCGCCCTGCAACGGATACGCGTAGCCGGCGAACTGGGAAAGCTGAACGCCTACGGTCGGCTGCGTTGTGACGATCGTCTCGCCGGTCGTCGGGTCGACGCCAAAGAACGCCTTGTCATATATGCCCTGGATCGTGAACGATGCGCCGACGGATGGCAGATATGTGATCGCGGTACCGAAGGTCTTCATCAGCGGACCAAGAATCTTGCCGTCGACTGCATCGTCCCAATCCATAGGTCACTCCGAGTGCGTCACCGACACCTGGCCGCCGCTGATCTGCACGCCGTCCTGCACAACTTCCTCGACCTTTTCGGGCACGAGAAAGCCGAGTTCGCGTAGCCGCTTCACTTCCGATTCCGGAAGCTTCACGGTCTCGCCGGCCTTCTTGATGACCGGGTCCTCGTTCGGCTTCAACTGGTCGTGAATGGTGCGGCCACGCGCAACGACTGCTTCGATGAGTTTTTCGCTAGCCATTAGTGACCTCAGGCGACAGTTGCGGCCAGCGCGGCATTCACGCGGCTCGGGATGACGACGGGCGCCGACTGCATCATGATGAAGCGCTGTGCCGGGTCTTCTTTCAACCAGGTCTTCGGCGCGAACGGCAGCGACGCATAGTTGAACTGCGGGTCGATGATCTGACCGAAGGCGCGCGTACCCTGCAGGTCGGCGCCGGACATGATCAGCGAACCGTCCGGCAGCATCGGCTGCTCGACGTTGTTGTCGTCGACATACCAGTCGTTGTAGAGCCACAGGTCATACTGACCCCAGCGACCCTTATAGACTGCGCCGCGCTGAATCTGCGCGCCGACGTTCACGACATTGCCGTTCTCTCCGAGCGTCGGGTAAAGGATTGCGCCCTTCAGTACCGGGTCGAGCTTGAATCCATTCCACGACTTCGGGGTAAAGACGATGTCCGTCGCGACGGCGCCAGACGACTTGAGAATCGCCTGCTGCCACGTTTCAATGTTGCCGGTTGGGTTTGCGGTGCCAGCGGTGATGTTCGCCGCCGTCCACTGAGCGCCGCCAGTCAGAGCGACGGTCAGCGATCCATCGCGACCGAAATCGATGACGGTCGTCGGGAAGCCTTCGCCGCTGACAGTCAGCGTGCCGGTGAGCAGCACTTGGGCGGCCATCCATTCGAGACGCCGCGTCAGCATGTCGATCTGATCGTTGAGCTCAAACTCGAGGTTCATCTGCTCACGCACTTCCGGCGGGAAATCGCCACCGATGCGTTCGCCGATCATGCGACGGACCGGCTTGCGCAAATCCGGCGCACGCTTATCCTTGATGTAAGGCGGCTTGAAGGTGTTCGTTTGATACCGACGGCTCTCGACCATTTTGCCTTCGACCATCGGCGAGCAGAACGGCGACATGCGGCGCTTGCCGACGTCGACGTCGATCGACACTAGTTCCGAGTCGGCACTGATCATGTTGCGGAAGAAGCGGTCGAGCAACCAGCTCTGGGCCAGCTTCAGGTTCTGTACGACCTGAATCAGGGTGTTGGTGTCATAAATCAGATTTCCGGGCATTGCTCTCTCCGAGTTGTGAGCCCAAATGAAAAAGCCCCGCTCAGCGGCGGGGCTTTAAACATCCGTTCAGGTTACGAGTTAGCTCGGGTCAGCAGCAGTGACCGAGGATTTGAGATGGACGCCGAGCGGGCGCAGAGCGTCCGTTGCGGCCGCTGCAGTGATGCCGGTTCCGAGCGTCACTGCGTTGACGTTGAACTCGCCTTCGAGGTACACGCCCGCGATGACGTCCGCCGCGCTACCGTCCGCGTTATCAGCGAGAATAGCGGTCGGAGTCTGGCTACCGTCGGACGACGCCGATAGTGCAAGCGTGAATTTGCCGCTTGCCGTGATCTTGCCGAGCACCGATCCGCGCACATACGGACCGCCCGTCAACGTCACATTTCGCGTGACAATCTGCTTCGGGCCGGCGATCAGTTGATCCGGTACGAAGGCTTGCGCCGAAATGGACGGCACTTGGGGGTTCTCCCCCACCGAGGTGACAGTCAAAGTCATCTGTGAATCTCCGTGATTGGGGAGGGTTTAGATCTCGCCGCGGCGCATCTTGCCCGCCGTGAGGATTTGGTCGGCCATCGACGGCGCTGCAGAAGCGGGCGTCGATGCACCGGGGTTCGGGGTCACGACTTTCGCCATGCGCTCGTCGATGGACGGTCCGCGGCGCGGCGCCGGCGCAGATGCCGTCGTTGCATTCGCCTCCGATGCACGATCAGCGGCTGCGGCCGTCAGCACGCCAATTGCCTGCGCGGCGGTCATCTTTGTGTCGAAAGCCAGTGAACAAGCCTGCTTGACCGAACCGAGCTTGATGCCTTCGGCGACGATCGCAGCGCAACGAACGCGCTCGCGTTGGCGAGCGGCGCCAGCGCGGCCAGCGCGTTTGCCCTCTTCCTTATCGTCCTTGTCATCGGCTTCGGCGTCAGCATCGTCGTCGCTCTCTTCGGCTCGACGGGCTTCCTCGTCCTTCTTATCCTGTTCGGCCTTGCGCGCGGCTTCGTCCTCTTTGTCCTTCTCTTCCATGCGCTTGGCGTAGTCGTCGTCGGACTCGCCTTCACGCTGCTTGCGGTCGTCGTCATCTTCCGCGCGGGCCGCGGCGGCAGCCGGATAGCCGAGGAAATGGGCGAACGGCATCGCGCTCGCGAGCTTCGAGAGCTTCATGTGTAACGTCCTTAGGGGTTTGGTTTAGGCCGTAATCTGCTTGATCAAGGCCCGAAACGCGGCATCAGGCGCCGCCACTTCGTCCGCAAGCCCAAGCGCGACACCCTTGTCGCCCATGAACGTCGCGGCCTGCGTATCCCGAACCGTGGCGGCTGAGATATTCCTGTTGCGGGCAACTGTGTCGACGAACAGTTGGCCCATCGTGTCGATGTCGGCCTGAAAGCGCTTTTTCGCATCTTCCGACAGCGGTATTTCGCTATGGCCGTCCGCCTTCGTGTCGCCGTAGGTGATGAACGTCACCTTGATGCCGGCGCTCGTTAGCGCTTGCGACATATCCACATGTGCGCAAATAACGCCGATGCTGCCCACGCCACCCGTACGCGGCACGTAAATCTTGTCGGCTGCGCTCGCGATCGCATAAGCCGCGCTGTATGCGGACTCATTGAGAATCGCCCAGATCGGTTTGCTGCCGCGCGCCGCGTAGATCGTGTCTACGATGTCGAAACAGCCGGCGACTTCACCGCCTGGCGAGTCGATGTCCAGCACGATCGCCTTCACCGACGAATCGTCGAGCGCGGTGAACAGGTTTTGACGGATGCCGTCATAGCCGGTCATGCCCGACCAGGGGCGCAACGAACCAAGCTTCTGGACGAGCGTCCCCTGAATCGGGATGACGGCCACAGGCCCGACCATGTCGTAGCCGGTCCGGGGGTTATTGCCTGGCTCAGCGAAGCCATAGTCGTCATCTTCCATCGCCAACGGCGCGACAGTCGATCCGTCCAACCGACCGATCAAGCCGATGCCGAGGCGATCCGACAGCGCTGCAAGAACGATTTCCGCTTTTCGCGGGTGCAGCATGAGCGGCGTGTTGAAAACACGCTGCGCGAGCCGCGGCAGGAGATGGTTCATTGCGCTTGAGGTTCCTCAGTGACTTCCGCCGCCGGCGCCCCCATAAGAGTGGACGGGAGCGGAACGCCGCGTTTTTTGTAGTACTCGACCTCGATCGCGCGCTGATCTGCGTTGTCGCGCCAGTCGGTGCCGGTGGCCTGCGCCGTTTCTTCCTCGAGACTGGAGATCCCGCTCTCGATACCGAGGGCCTGCCCTTGGCGCTCCTTGAGCGGATCCACATATCCGCGCCCTGGGCCGATCCACCATGCCCGCGTGTATGCCGCGCGCGCCGACATGAAGTCAGGCGCACCAGCCGGCAGCGGGAGTTCGTCCACATCGAATGCCTCTTCGATGAAAGCTGCGTAGATCGGCATGCCGAAGCCGCGACCGAAGTCACTGCGCCGACGGTCGAACGTCTTCCATGCCTCGAGCGCCGCGGCGCGGTACGAGCTGTAATTCACGTCCGACCAGTTCTGGCTGATCTGCTGCGCTGACATTCCGGTACCAGCCGCGACGTTGCGCAGCATGGCGTTTTCGAACTCCGCGAAGTTGCCGGCCGGGCGTGCCGCCGACACCGTATTGATCGTCTCGCCGGGAAACAGGATCGGCAGCCTCGCGCCACCGAGCCGCAATTCATTCTTGTCGTGAAACTCAGTGCGCGCGTCCTGGTAGCCGTTCAGGGCTTCCTCTTCGCCGTCGCCGAGCGCCTCGCCGACCAGTTGCTTATCGAATGGGCTCGTGACGTACGCCCCGAAAATCGCGTTGATGATCGCCGCATCGAGCTCGGTGCCGTCGTACTTGATCAGCATCTTCAGACGCTGCAACACCGGCGTGAGGATGCCGGCGCCACCGCGGTGCTGGCTCGCGCGGTCGAAATCATAGTCGTGGACGATGATCGGCCGGCCCCAGTCAGTCTCGGCGGGGATGCGCTCCCACGTGACCTGCTTGTTGCCGCTGAACCAGTCGCCCTGATGCGCCTTGCGGATGTGATACGCAATCGGTGCGCCGTCTTCGTCGATCTCAACGCCGCCGCGCATGATCTGCTTGTCGAAGTTTTGCTGCGGATTCGACAGGCGATCAGGGTCGATCAGTTGCAGGACCGTCGCGTAGCGCGCGCCGAGGCGCAGCCGCTTCGGCATCCATCGGAGCATCCCGATTGCGTCGCCGTCGACGATTTTGTGGCGAAACGCCAGGCGCATCATCTGCGGAATCGTCAGCTTGCGCTGCGAGTCGCAAAAGTGGCCCGGATCTTCCGCCCACGTGCGCCAGCCAGCCTCGATCGCGCGGCCGAATTCATCCGCCCACACGTGGTCGAAAGTCTTCAGCCCCGTCTGCGCCTGCAACGCGCGATAGTCCGGCTTCGAGATCGGCCGGAAATCCGCGCCGATCACATTGTCGAGCGTGCGCGTAACCGCGGCAGACGCCCAACCATCGTTGCGCACCAGATCGCGCACGCGCGACACGATACGATCTCGGTACGGGTTTAGCTCGCCGTCGGGCGACCACAGGAAGGGATTCCAATCCCGCATGTGCTGGCCGCCCATGTCGGCGGCGTCATACGCGGTCTGGCTGCTGTACCCGCCGCCGTTGTTCAACGCGAGCGCACGTCTCCCACGCGCAGGCAACGGGTTACCGTCCGCGCCGAGGATCTGTACGTTCGATTGTGTCATCGTCGTGTGAATGTCAGTCGAAGTGCTTTGCGGGGTGCTCTGACGATTCCGAGCTGCGCCTGCATGAGTTGGATTGCCGCAGCAAGCTGCGCAAGATTCGCGCGGGTGTACGTCACTGACCGCGTGCCGTCACCCTGCGTGTAAGACAGCGATTCGGCCTGCGCCCCCGTCGACAACTGGATGTAGATTTGCTGCGCTTCCGCGAGGGAGTAACGCAGCGCGGTCTGGTCCATGCCCGCAAGCAGGCTGCTGTTCGGGTCGAAGCAAGGCAAGGCAAACCTCCCATTGGTCACCCAGCGAGCCGGCGAACGCGCGACTTCTTCGCAACCACTTCCTGTTTAATGATCGGGCCGTCCGGGCGTGCCGGCCGCACGATGTTGATTTCCTGAACGGTCGACTCGGCAGGCGCTGGCTCGACCAACTGACTAGTATCGGCCTTCACCTGTTCCACACGCCGGTTCAGCTTCAGCCCCATGTGCATGAGACCGCACAGGGCGGCATACCCATACACACGAATGTCGAGGGCCTCATTCGCGCGGCCTGGTGGCAACTCCCAAACCCTGAACTTCTGACCGTTCGCGATCTTCGTCACTGACCGCTCGGCGATGAGCTGCGCGAAGTAGTTGATGTCTCGGTCGCTCGGGAAGTGCATGTACCCGGCGGGATACGACACGACGCCGTTGTCTTCTTCGGGGTCGCGACGCAAACGGTCTCGGATCACGTCCTTGGCTGCGTTGACGCCAATGATTACCGGGCGAAACGTCGCCTTCGTTCTCGACGACGGGCGCTTCGTCGGCCACACTGGCGACCGGGCGCCGCCGCGCGCCGACTCGCCCTTGATCGCCCATATCCGCCGGCCGAGACGCGCCTTCGCGAACTCGTACACCTTCTGCGTATGGTGACCACCCGAGTCGATGCAAGCCGCCATCACCTCGAACCCACGGCCGTCGGCACGGCGCCATATCCGCTTCAGATATGCGTCAACGCGCGCCCATAGTTCAGCGCTCTCAGGATCACCCTCGAAGACGGCGTGATCGACCGACCAGCTTTCTTCGTTGTGCCCCCACGCGATGGTCTCGGCTTCGACGCGGTCGTCTTGCACGTCGAGGCCAGCAGTCAGGACGCCGGCGCCGTCAGGCACCTCTGCAGACCAGACTTCCGTACGCGCAGCAAGCCGCGCTTCGCTCAGCGCGCGATCACCTCGATCCTCGTATGGCTCGCCGAGCACGAGGTTGATGAACGTCTGACGAGCCAAAGGGTCGTCTTTGACTCGAAGCCATTCGGCAACGAGGTTCGACCAGCACGCATTTGGGAACAGGCTATACCCGGCCCATATATGAAAGCCTGCATGCCCCTTGAACGGTTTCGTCGCACGCCACTCGCCGCCCGCAACCATGTCGGGCTTGTCGACCTCATGGATGATGCAACCGCTGTGTCGGCAGACGTAGTAGACCGTGTCCGGCAAGCCATTGCCGTTTTCGTCCTTGTCCCACTTCATGCCGTACGGCGTATCAGGACCTCCCCACTCGAGCACCTGGTGCTCACCGCAATGCGGGCACTTCACGAAGTAGTAGCGCTGGTCGCTCTCTGCGAAGCTCTTCTCGATTCGGCTGTATCCCTTAACCGTCGGCGTCGAGCCGAGAACGATCTTCCGGTTCCAGAAGGTCTCGGACCGCTTGGTACCGAGAGCGATCTGATCACCTTCATTGCCGGCACCGTCGACCGGATATGCATCGACCTCGTCGAACATGACGACGCGCGACGTGATGCGCCTGAAGCCGGCAGGACTGTTCGCGCCGACCAGAGTCAGACTCGAACCGTTCTTGAACGTCTTGGCAAGGATCGTCTGATCGCTGCTCTTGGCCTTCTGATCCCCGGCAATTTCCGCAAGCACCGGCGTGTCGCGCAGCATGGGCGCGATTTCGGTCTTCGAGTAGCTCTCCGCATCCTCGACCCGCGGCTGCACCACGAGGATCGGCGACGGATCCTGATGAATGAAATAGCCGACAGCATGGTCCATCAACTTCGTATAGCCGACCCGCGCCGACTTCATTACGCTGATTTTCTCGACCGACGGATCGGTCACGGCATCCAGCATGCCTCGCTGGTAACCGAAAGCACGGAAGCGTCCAGTCTGGGCGCTTGTCTCGCGCGACAGCACCGCATAGCGCTCCGCCCATTCACTCAGCGTGAGCTTCGGAGGGGGAAGCAGATTTTCCCGGCGAGCGGTAAGCAGACCCGCATACAACGCGTCATGCCCTTGGGCATAGCGCCGCGCGTTATGTTGGGTTGCCAGCTCCGTCACGGGTTAGCTCTTCGAGTGCTTCTGTGATGATCTCCTGCAACATGTCCTGCAATTCGGCAGGCGTCTTACACCGGTGTAGGCGCGGGGCCTGTTCTGCGGGAATCGACAGCAGGCGTGTTCTGACCTTCGCATACTCGGCGCCCACCGCCTTCGCCACCTCAGTGACGTCGACGACGAGACCGGAATCGCGGTCGTATTCGAGCTGAGCCTTCAGCCCAAGATAGTTCTCTTTGAAGCATCGTGCTTCGTCGAAATCGAGCAGCTCGACGGCGCCAGTCAGAATCCTGCCGGCGGCATCGTCAGCGCTCTCACCCGGCGCGAGTGTTACCTCGCTGGCTGCCTGGGTAACAGTTTTGCGTTTGTTACCCTTCAGCGGCGGGGTAACACTTTGGGTAACAGCCGGCGCGCCATCGCGGCGGTACCTTTTCAGGTTGGCGTTCGATGCGCCCACATCGATCTCATCGCCCGCAAACACAAGCCAGCCGCGCTCCTTCCACTTCGTCACCGTTTTCCGGCTAACGTCGTGAAGTGCTGCGAACTCGCTTTGATTCATGGCGGGGATCTGTTACCTGTTACCCAAATTTGGAAAGTTTGTATCTAGAGAAAGATCGCGCGCGCGCAGTGCCCCCGAGTGTGATAGGGCGCGGAGGACCCCCCATCGCCTGTGCTTGCTACGACATCGACACGCCTCAGAGCAGAAGAGAGCCCCCGAGCGCTTGGCGGTGAAGGGCGAAGAGCATTCCGCGCACCGCTCGAAGTGGACCTTTGAGGACGGCGCCTTGCGCTTCGATGCGGCCAAGCAGTCATCACAGACCAGGGCCTTCTTCGCGACCGAAAGCACCACCGTTCGACTGAACAGCGTCCCACAGTGCTTGCAGGCTACGGACCGATTGACGTATTGAGCGTTCAGCGCATTCTGCTGACGGGTGGCCGGAAGAAGGTTTGCGCGGCGATTGTCCAACGTGTTGTGGTTTTCATGGTCAACCTCAAGGTGGTCGGTGTGATCCATGCCAAGCACAACTCGATGCATCCGCAATGTCACGTTCTTCCCGTCGCGCATGGCGTTACGAACCGCATACACGCCAGACCCACTCCCGTTCGGCTTTGCCTTCCATCGCCACTTCGACAGATAGGCCACCATGTCGTCATCGACGATCGCGAATGCGTGCTCGCCGACAGCGTATTTGCCAGTCAACCTGATCAACGCCATAGGAACTCACAGTTTTGCCGTTGCCACCGCCTTGGCCATGGCCTTGTCGAACTCGCTGGCGAAATTCGCGTCGACTGACTCAAGCGCGCGCTCACCGAACTCAAGATGACACCTGACAGGAATGGCGTCGCCGAATCGGATCAGCAACTTCAGATGCCCCGTCGTGTTGGCGCCGCGTATCGCTACGCCGCGCTTGCCTGACCGCTTGATGACCTTGGCGTTCTGCGGCCGCTGCCACACCCCGCCGATCTGATCGCCACTCTTCGTCTTGATCGTTCCAACAAAGACGTCAGGGCGCGACTCCAAACGCTGCATCGCGGATTTGCTGAAGTTGCCGTACTGATTGAGAAGGGTCTTGTCTTTTGGGTTGAGCCATGTCTTGCCTGAGCCGATCAGCTTGTGATTGCCGCCAAACTCGTATGGCGCGAGATAGGCGGCCGCAATGTCCTTGATGAACACCACCGCCTCGAGGTTGCTCTTGCGCGCCGCTTTCACAGCGACTGAATTGACGGTGAATGGCGTCGGTCGATCGAACACCTCAGGCATCGCCTTCTTCTCTGCAGCCTGGGCATTCTTCGCCACAGCGGTAAGCGTCTGCGCAATTGCAAACGGCAATTGCTGCTTTTCGAGTTGGCTCAGCGATCGCGTCAGCTTCTTCAAGTCAGCAGATACGCTGATCGCGAATGACGCCATCGAAGCCTCAAATAAAAAAGCCCGACACAGGCCGGGCGAATCCAACGACTCTCATCGTATGGAGGAGACGGGTTGAAGGCTAATGCTCGCGGCCCGCATGGCGCAATGGCCGTCTATCGACGCGCGCGGCTGGTTGCCTCACCTTCAGGTTGACGTCGCCCGGCTGTGCTCTGCATAGGCCGCCTACGCGTTGCGGCGTCAATCTGAAGACCCAATCCAAAAAGCCCGCTTGCTTTCGCATTGCGGGCTTTCTTTACTGACGACTTCGCCTACCAGTTGGTAAGCAAAGCTCACGCCGAAGCGGAATCAGTAATCTGTCGCAGATCATAGAACAACTTTTTCGGGTTTACAACCGTCTTTTTGAATATTTTCTATGACATGGTGGACTGAGAGTATGGCGATGCGCTTCGAGATCGCGGCATGCGCCTCTGCCAGCACGAGATCGAACGGACGACCCCGCAAGTTCGCCTTGTGCGTCTTTCGCATCCGCGTCTGGACCTGCACAGGAGACATGCGCAACACATAGGTGTACTTGAGCACCCATTTATAGACATGGTCCGCCATGCTCGACCAGGCCGCCTCAACCAGCCATCCGTCCTTCTCGACCGGCGTCACCACTGCGGGCGCATTGGCGCCATCGCGTAGTGCAACGCACATGTGTGCCCATTGAGCGCATACCCCACTGTGAAACTTGGGTGATCGCACGGTGAATCCCCAGTTGTCGAGCCGGTGCTCCATGTTCTTGAAATCGCTCATCTATCCCCCGTGCGGTATTTGTTGCATCGAATCATGTTGAATACGTCTTGCTGTGCCTTCTGTCGGCCCTTCCGGCACATGAACTTCCTGAACCCGGGTGTGTAGTCTCGGTCCAGATCTCGACACCCGGCGCACGTCGTTTCCTGCCGCTCCTGCACGATGATCATCGGATCGCGCTGCTCGGCCAGCCTCATACACAGCCCACCGCTGCGCGGTACTTTGCGTAGGGCTTGCGGATGTGCTGATCGAACCGGGCGCGCGCCTCGGCGTCGTGGTCGAGATCCGCGCGGCTGGCGACCTTGCAAACCGCTCGAATGAACGACGCAGCCATGCTCGGGCCGTTGCATGGGTTTTCCTGAATCAGGCCCACCCAATCCCAGAAGGCTTGCTCGTTCGACCACATGCCAGCCAGCTTTGCAAGTTCTCCGCCCTTGCGGCGTTCGGCCGGCGCGCTCACATTACCACCGTGTAGTGAATGCCGTGATGCATCAGCCAGTCGCCGAGCGCATGGCGCAGATCGACCAGCTTCGGCCAAACGAACTCGACTTGAACGCGGCCGTCGCTCAACACGTCGATCTGGCCGATGAGCGGGCAGTCATCGAACGAGACGAGTTTCTCCTTCGTGACACTGTCTACCCACTGGCGGCTCGATGCGGTCAACGTATCGGGGACGTCGGCGTATTGGATGTAGGCGTGTGCGCTCATGCATATCCCCTTGGAGGCGGAGGCCCAAACGAAGGGCGATCTGATTGGACATTGCCTTCTGCTATGTCGATCACACTTCGTAAATCAGCGTCCATCCAAGCACGCTGGTAGCCACTGACGCGCGAGAAGCGCCAAAACTCGACCTGGACGATCACCCTTCCTCGCCATCCGAGCCGATAGCGCGTTTTACCGGTTAGCTTCATTGCATCTCCCTTACGTCCCACTCCAGATCCCCGCTGGCGAGAAAAGGCGCCAGCGTGGTGCGGTTGTCATTCACATATGCGCGGGCTCGATAAATGCCATCGCCGACCCAGCTCAGATCACCCGGGAGGAAACCGGCCCGATGTTGCTCTGGTATCCATGCGTCGACCCACACTTGACGCGGGCCTCGATAGTCGGATGCATCGCGCGCGACTCGATAGACCATCGTCTCGATTTTTTTGGTCTTCTCGTACGTGATATAGGCCGCCCTGCCTACACGCCGGCCATGCCTGAAGCGCCCGACACCATCCGGAATGACGACCAGCAATCTCAAGCTGCCTCCTGCGTTTCCAGTCCCATCTTTCGAGCGCGTACCGGCTTCCACCGCTCATAGGCTCGGTCCCACAAGTCGTACTTGACCTGCTTCGGCGTGCCGACGCGGTTCTGATCTATCCACTCGTGGCATGGCGCGCAGCCGGGTACGGTGTAGATGTTGTCGGCCTTGCGCGCGCCCGCTTTTCCGTGACGGCTTTGGTTCGAATGGCAGTCGACAACCGACTCATGCGCCCATCCGATCGAGCAACACACACCGGTCACACGGAGATAGCACTCTTCGCCGCGGCACGCATCGATGAATCTCTTGCCTTCAGCCACCGTGACGCGCTTGGGTCGCGGCTTCATCGCCGCCTTGCGAACCAGTGTCTTCGTGTTGCGGTCGAGCTGCGCCTTGAACACGCCCGGCTCTGGACGCTTGAATCCACTGCGCGCCATCGGCTTCCGGCTAGGTTTGATAGCTGAACGCTTCATGCCGCTGCCCAGTTGGTGTCGTGGCACACCACAGCAGCGCGCGATAACACCGGGAACTCGCCCGCCAAGCCGACCAAATGGGCTGCCATAAAAACGCGCAATCCGAGGTCGCGAATGAGGCGATGCTCGATCGTGGCGCCGCGAGAATTCTCCCAGCCCGGAAGCAGCGCAATGCCTTCGCACTTCTCGGTCATCATTGCCGCAATGTCGACGCGCATGCATTCGAGCCAATCGCCGTCGTTGCCTTCGTTGAGCTCTGCCGGGTTGACGATCTCGAAGCCCAGCGTACGGAGCCGCGCCGTCTCAGCATGGAACAGTGGAAAGTTAAGTTCGGGATAGCCTGTCATCGGGCCCGCGAGATAGAGCTTCATGCGGCCACCTGTTGAACGAGAGAAGCGAACGGATTCGTCGCGCCGGCGCGCATCCGGAGCCGCTGTCGGTAGCCGCGGCAGCACTCAGTCGCCGTCATCCGCGCGGGGCGACGAGCATCCGGGCCAACGCCCAATTCCCAACGCGCTGCCCAGTCACCGGTGAGCGTCTCGCGCGTCCATTCAGCGATGCGATATTTGGTGCCCCGCATCTTCGACAGAAGGTTGTGTACCGACTGAACCTGCGCACCGATCTGCTTCGCCAGCTGTTTGACGGTCATGCGCTCGCCGTTCGCGAGGATCGTCTCAAGCGAAAGGTCGATCCATGAATAGCCGGTCCGTTCGCTGCGCGATACCGATCCGACAATTTCCAACCGACTTGCTTCGGCTTTCGCAGACGCGTAAGACCTACCAGGCAGCCGGCGGGAGACGCCCAGCTTGATGGATTCAGTACCGGCGTAGATCTGACGCAGGATGGCGCGCTCTGCATCGGTCCAAGTTGACGCTTCCGAAAAGCGAATCCCCTTCCCGGTCGCGTGCCCCTTCGCCGATTCCCACGTACGGCCCGGCAATCGATGCATCTGGCTGATTAGCGGTGCACCTTCTTTCGCAATGGCCTCGAGGATCGCGTTCTCCTCGTTGCTCCAACGCTTGCCGCCCATTACTTCACCTCCGTGATTTCGAGGCCTCTACGGGCCATGAAACGTTTCTTGGTTAGATATTCACGAGTGCGGACCCCTTTCACGTCCTCGATTACCGTTTGCCCATTTTTCTGATAGACGAAGTCGGCGATGTACTTCCAGACACGAAACGTCACTCCGAAAGCCTTGAAACCCTGATCGAGAATGAACGGCACCTGCAATTCCAGTTCACTGATCTCGCCACGCGCCTGCATCTGCACCAGCTCGTGCCAGCGCGCCATCTCACGCTTGCTGTCAAACTTGATGCCACCGCTTTCGCACTTCTGGTTGCGGTACTTCGGCGCCTTCGTTGGGCTCGCTGGTTTCGTCAGGCGCTTGATCGCTTTGCCGAGCGGCGCCGGCTGGCCGATCTGGGCAGCGACTGCGGCAGATGCTTTGACGCTCTCCGAGATGCCGTCGGCGACCTCGTCGAACGTGCTGTGCGGCGCATTGCCGGTGCGGCGCATCAACTCGCGCTCGGCAAAGCTGCGGCCGACCGTCGTGTCTTCGCGCACACGTGCCGTGCCGACAGTCTTCGTACCTTCCGGGTAGCGCAAAGCGTTCGTGCGGCTGGTCATTACCGAGCCCCAGACCTTGAACAGGATTGCAAGAGCGCCAGCAAGCACCATAAGCACGGCCCAGACGGCAAAGCCGAGCCATAGCGGGCACGTGACCCACCACCACGACCACGTCGCGACGCGCCGATACCGGCAAGCTTCAGGAAAAGGAAAATCGCGAAAACTAAACCGCCGAGACCGATCGTCATTGCTGTTGCTCCTGTTTTGCGATAGCTGCCCGTACACGCGCCGCAATAGCGGGCACTACGTCTTCGTCAGTGAATGAGATGCCCAACTCCGTCGCCTTCGCCTTAATGCCGCTTGCCGACTTGTCCCAATCGCCCGATGCGCGGGTGCCGTCCGGATTGCGCTTGATCGCCATGCGCCCCTTGACGTCGCCATAGCCCTTCGGGCTGATCAGGTAATCGAAGCCCGCGTGCGGCGGGAGATCGACCTTGTCGCGCACAGCCGGGAAATACCGCTTCCATGCCTCTGGATCTGCCGCCAGCTTTCCGAGGAACGCCCGGATTGCGCCAGCGCGCGCCTCAACGAAGACCGCCTCATCCACCGTGCCGATACGCTCCCCGAGTGCCCCGTTAAAGGCTCGGATCACGGCAAGTTCGTCATCGGTGTACGCGGATTGGATTTCGTCCATCCAACCGCCGGCGTTCAGCCAGGTGCCTGCGTGCGGGATGTACTGCGGGTTTTGCCACTGCTCCGAAGTCTTGGCACGCCCAAGACCTGCCATCAGGTCGTTGAAGAGCTGCTCGTCCGGGTTGCGTTTGGCAAAAGCCTTCTCTGCCGTGGTCTTCGATTTCTTTTTCGGGTATGCCGCCCAGAAAATCTCAAAGCGTTCTCGAAGCGAGCGCGAAAGGTTTTCTTTTGGAGTTGTCTTTTGGTCTTTTCTTTTGGAGTTGTCTTTTGTGGTTATCGTTTCAATAACCCCATCGTTATCGTTTTGATAACCCTCGCTTATCGTTTCGATAACCTCGCTGTTATTGTTTTGATAACCCCATACCTTCGAAACGTTCACCTTCGCCTTGCCCGTCCACTGGGCGTAGGCCTTATTCACAGCCAGACACGCTGCGTACTTGCCGGGCGTCTTGATGAGCACGCGCATAGCTACCAGCTCTTCAATGGCCGTTGAGACGTTCGGCGGCATGATGCCGGTCTTGTCATGGAACTGCGACAGGCTAACCTCGTCCGCCTTCTTGTTGTAGCCGTAGGTCTGACGGCACATCACCAGCATGATCTTGTAGTGGCGCTTGCCGAGATCAGCCAGCGCGAGCGCCTCCATGATCCCGTGCGCGACGCGAGTGAATCCGTCCTCGACCTGGACCGAGCGAGGCTGTTCGGGCATGTGAATGACTTCGGCGAGTGCCATGTTAAGCAGCCGCCCCCAGCTTCACGCGGTAAATGTTCGTCCCCATCAAGGGGAAAACATCCAGCAGCCCCGCGCTTTCCAAGTGCAGGATCTGCGCGCGAACGGCCGACGCCGACAGACCGCACTTCGCCGACAGAACTCGGATGGACGGCTCGCATTCGCCTGTCGATTGCACGGCGAAGTCCGCTAGCGCCAGCAGCACGATCTTTTGCGTATGACCGAGATCCTTCTGCCAGGCGAGATTGACGAGGTGATGGCTCATAGGTTCCTCAGTGGCCGCACGGCAGATCGCCAGCCAAGGTTTGGATCGCGCCGCACGACAGGCAGGTCTTGCGGCCCTGATGAATGGGCTTGATGCCGAACGCTTCGGCGATTTGCCGGTGAACGTGAAGATGGAAGGCGTCAATGGAGTGATCGCCGCCAAGCCACGGTCCACCATCGTGAAGAACTACGGCGTCGCCGGCTGAGCCCCAGTCTTTAACTTCGACCTCGATACGATCGGTCGTGACGTCCACGCCGGCTGTCAGAATGGATTCGCCCGGAAAGAGCGTGGGAACGCGCGTCATGCAGTCCGCCGACGAACAGGGTTGATGGTGATCCCGCTGATACGGCACTTGCGCTCCGGGCCGAACTCGATCAACCCGTCTTGACGCAACTTGTTGAGGCGCGCAGAAACTGAGCTTTTCTCAAAGCCCGTGCTCTGTGCCAGCTCGCCGATGGAGAAATCCCGGCCAGCCGCCATAGCCAATAGCAGAACCTCGCGCTGAGTAGCCGAAAAAAGTGGCACCTGCTCATAGAACGCGGCCACGGCCGTTTCCTGCTGGGCAATCTTCATGATGGGCTCCAATTGAGGAGTACTAAATCGGGACATAAGACGCCTGGATCGCAAGAGGCTTATGTGTCGATTCATCCCATTTGATGCGCCGGCCGGTCCTGCCGAGTTGTTGCACTGCCCTACTTCGTCCCCTCGTGTCCCTTTTTGGGACGCGCTTCGAATGCGACTACCAGCGGGTGTGAGTACCCGTATGCGCTCTTGAGAACGTGATACCCCAGCAATTCTGGTGTCGAGACGCCTGCCGATGCCGCGCGTACCGCCAAATCGGCCGCTTCGGGTGCAGGGAGTTCAACAACCAAGCTGGTATTGCGTTGCGTCATGCGGCCACCCGCGTCCCGTTCTGGGCCGAGTTGGCACTGCGGTCAATCAGGTTCGCTGGCAAATTCCCAACCGTGCCAAACAAAAACAGATCTGCCATGCGAGCCATAGCCGCCGAATCACTGTCAATGCCCTGCAACGCCTTGAAAGCCTGCATGCCGTCATATGTGCGATCGGAAAGCCGGGTCTTCACTTCGTTTCGATACTCGGTGCGACGTGACATTTCTTCCTCCTTTCTCAAAGAACTGAATATGAAACTGGTGAGCACCTTCGGTTGTGTCAAGATTTCGTTTCCACACGATCAACCCATCAACAATCGAGGCACTCATGACCTTCAGTCTGGACAACTATTCGCTCGACATCCCCTGTGGAAAATGCGGCAAGAAAATCCCGGAGACGATCGGACGGTTGAAACGCAATCCGAAGCTCACCTGCGGGTCGTGCGGAGCCGTCACCGCCGTCGAAGCGGACGAGCTCAGAAGGGTCGAGCAATCCATCAAGAAAGCCTTGGACAGCATCGGGAAATCGTTCGGCAAGCGCTGACAGACGGCCAATGGCCGCCTCGACTGCGTGCGAATCGCAAACCAGCAGAGTTTTGTACGCAGCCATTTTCAAATCACCATCCGCGCAGACTTGCTGCCTTTGTTGGTACCGCCGACGGGCGGCTGAACGTCATCGCTCGCCGCCGGAGCATCAGGATCCTGAATAAAGTTCGGCGGGATGCCGTCCATTGGATTCGGATAGAGAGATGGCGCAAGTTGATGCGGCGTGAATCGCCAATTGGTCTTTTCAGCAAGCCAAAGAACGCGCCCGGGCGGCAAACTTTTGCGCCACTTGCTAATCGCCCAAGGGCGTACATTAAGCATCTTGGCAACAGCGCTGTCCCCGCCAAGAAGGTCAATGGCCTCGCCGACGTGAGAATTCGGAATGGGGAGTGTGGTGTTGTCCATAGCCACACATTACTACTTAAAGTAGCTTTTGACAACAACAAAAAGTAGAAATGACTGCGAACCCGCCGACTGGTAATCTTCTACCTATGGTAGAAAAAAAGAATCTCCCGATCCGGTATCCGGATTTTGGCGCGCGGCTGCTCCAGCAGATGGAACGGAAGCACATCAAGATCGAGGGTATCGTGTCTTATTTCAAAGAACGCGGTGTGCCCATCACTTACGAGATGGTGCGCAGGTACACGCTTGGCCAGGCAATGCCGCGCCAGGAGAAGTTGCGGATGCTGTCCGACGCGGTAGGCGCGCGCCCCGAGACGCTCGTCTACGGCCAACCTTCCATATATGAGAATTTCGGCATCGGGGTACCCGACCCAGCCGCAAATGTCAAATCCCCGATTACAGGTCAAAGCGGCGTCTTAATCGAGGCAAAAACTCCCGATTCGACGAATAACATTAACGAAGGGAAGACGTCCGATGAGCCGCCACTGAGAGATGGCCGTTCGTCCATCAGCGCCAGGCCGATTCTGGCTTGGGACGACGTCTCAGAACTTGGCGAAGAGTACGTCTTGATACCGCGATTGGAAGTGAAAGCATCGGCGGGCAACGGCCGCATCGCCTGGCATGTCGATGAAAAGGGACAAAAACAAGCCTTCCGCAAGGCTTGGTGCATGCGATTCGGCATCAAGCCAGAACAAGCTGCGACGATTGTCGCAGAGGGCTACAGCATGGCGCCGCGCATAATGGATGGCGACTCACTCGTGGTCGATTATCGCGCCACTGAGCTCATCTCTGGCAAGGTGTACGTTCTCTCGTTTCAAAACGAGATCTACGTAAAGCGAGTGTTCAAGAGGCCCAACGGAGCCCTTACCATACGCTCCGACAATCCGGACAAGGCCCTGTATCCAGACATGGAAATCGAGCCAGACGATATACCGAAAATCGAAATTATCGCGTTGGCCGTGGCCATCAGCGGCGGCCTTTAAATCGCAGCCGGGGTAGTCGTGAAAAACAGAAACGCCGTCGTCGCGGCCTGTCTTTCGTTGTTTGCTCAATTCTCTATGGCCGATGAGCCGGGCCCGACTATCCTCCTGGCCCCTGCGTCAGAGGTGCGCGCCGCATGCGAGAAGCTACCCCAGTCTGGAGTCACATGCATTGATGCGGGCGCGCCTGTCGATCCGTCCGCGCTTGGCTCCGGTTCGATTCCGATGTCACAGGCCGACTATTTCCTGTTCGACCGCACCGACCAGCCGGCTGTGAAAGGATTCTTGGTTCTCACCAAGCTAACTACTGCCGAAGGCAACGACTATTATTCCGCAGTCCCTGCGGTATTCAAGTCGGGGTTCGCCCGCATTGGGTGGACGAAGACGGATCTCTATTACACTCAGTTCTGGGAATCGATCAAGGGCACCTTGAATTTCCATCTGCCTAATTCGAATGTCACGAACCGTTACCTCGCGAGCATGGATGAGCAGATCTCGAGGGAAAGAGCCGCCGCCGACAGAAAAGTGGCGCTGAACGCTGCGAGAGAGGAGCAACACGCGGCCGCTGCGGCCATGGCTGCGTCCGAAGCGGCGTATCGCGCGACACCCCAATACGCCAAGGACCAAGCAAGAAAGGCGGTCGAGCAGTGTAGGTCAGACATGGCGCGCGCCCGCGCAGCTATTGCAAAGGACGATCGCATCGCGCAGATCGCCGGCTATCAAAACGCCCTCTTGCGCCGGCAGGCGGCGGCGATCATCGTCAATTGCGAAGATACGATCGCCAGAAATGGCAACTGAATCCCCCCCCCTCTAGGCCTTTTCGCCTGCGGATACAAATTTTCTACTTTTAGTTGTTGACAAAAACACTACTTAAAGTAGAATTCATCTCAAGCGCTGGATGACAGCGCGAACCGTGACAAGTGCCCTAAGTTGAGCGGATTCTCGCGAGTCCTCTGTTCTTAGGGCGCATCTCACCAACTTCCAAAGTCTTGGAGTGAGAGATGAACGTCCGCAAAGCCATGCATCGTGCTGCAACCAAAATCCTCGACGGCCATTGCCGTTTCGTCGCGCAGCTCGGCCGCACAGTAGTTGTTCTCTCCCTCTCTGATCTGGCACATTGTCCGAAGGCGCGCATTCAAGTTGCCTTCGCCCGCGGTAAAGAAGTTTTGCCGCGGTGACGGGAGACATTGAGATGAGCACACTGCACGCACCGGCGCCTCGCTTCACCGAAGCAACGCGACCGCTCAATGAGATCGAGTACTTCGAAAACGGCGGCATGACCGATGCCGAGCTGACGCAGTATGCGCGTCGCACGACCAAGCGCCCGCTGCTGTGCTTCGCCGCGATCGTTGCCGCGCCGTTCGTCGTCGAGGGCCTTTGCCGTCTCTTTGGTGCCTGGTAATGCGCGACCTCAAATTCCTGGCCCGACTCATATTCGCGCTCACCGCGATCGTGCTGATCATGGCAATCACCCAGAAGTGGGACGACGCCGAGACCGAGCACGTTCGCATATCGATGCGTAACACCTGATCCCGTAAAGGCTCACCGATGTACACAGACCTCGATCTCTGTTTAGCAGTCCTTGGCAGCTTGTGGATTGGCGCGTGCTTTGGCGTGATCGTCGGTGGCATCAACCGGGGAGCGAAGAATTCTGAGCAACGCAAGCCGTTTCACGTTCCCCTCGCTCACCGCGAGTTTGAACACGAATGCGATGCGCACGGCTATCCGCGCATCGGGGACTGAATAACCCCGACTTGTGGGCGCCGTACTGGCCCACTCTTTTTGAGACTAAAAATGATCTCGATCCAGTCATCCTCGTTGAAAGAGGCCCTCAAGCGAGTCGGTCCGTCTGTGGATCGCCGCTCGCACATCACCGCGTTCCAGTCGGTACGAATCCGCGTCGACGGTGTCGTGTTCGAAATGATCGCCGCCGGCATGGATGGCCAGGCGAAGTATCGCGAAGGCCGCCTCGGCGATCCCGCATTGACGATGGACATCTGCGTGCACGCCGACCGCCTTGCGCCGCTGCTCAACGTGTCTGGCGACTGGATCGACGTCACGCTGCAAAAGAACTCGCGGGCCAAGTTCTCCACGGCGGGCTATGCCGTAACAGTGCCGACTCTGCCCGGCGACACGATGCCGCTCACGAAAGCCGAGGGCGATGTAATTGCTGACTTCGACATTGTCGGGCTGTCCGATCTGGTATCGAGCGTGGCCTTTGCCGCCAACGAGAAAGACATTCGCGAGTTCTGCCGCGGCGTGTGGATCGAATCCGACGGCGCGCAGCTCACCGCGACCGCAACGAACGGGAACATTCTGGCGACCGCACAGGTAACGACTGCGGCGCCCGAGTTCGCCGTGCTTCTGCCGGCGCGCGCCGCTGAATTGCTGGTGGACATGGACGCGAACGTCATCGCCGAATTCGAGGACGACGCCTGCCGAATGCTCGTTGGGCTGAATCCGGGGCGAACGTTCGAGTTGCTCGAAGCGTGAGCGGCATCACGTGGTTCGCTCTCGCCGTATTAGGCGCGATAGCGGTGGGCGTGGGGTTGGGTCTTATCTATGCCCGAGTGGCGCGAAAGTAGTTCAACGGCGGTCCGCTTGGATCGCTTTCTCAAGGAGATGCAATGCAACAGCTTCAGATTCCACCGCTGGCCGAAGGCGAAGTATATGTCGGCGCACTCGGCGACAAGAACGGTGACGTCTACCACGTGATCCTGCTGCCGGGTGACAACGACGATGCCACGTTCGAAGCGCAACTCGAATGGGCCAAGAGCATCGGCGGCGATTTGCCGAACCGCATTGAGCAAGCCATGTTGTTCGCCAGCTTTCGCGATCAATTCGAGCAGGATGCTTACTGGTCGAACACGCCCGATACCGATCCCGGCTATAGCGGTTGGGCCTGGTTTCAGGGCTTCGGCAACGGTGGCCAGGACCTCTACCTCAAGCACTACGAGGTTCGCGCTCGTGCCGTCCGCAGATTGCCCATTTAATCATTCAGTAATTTTCAAGGAGCAGGCGCAATGACGATCACGCTTGAGGCCATCAAGGCCGAGCATACAAAGGTTACCGAAATGATCGCGGCTTTTGAGAAGCAGTCGGCTACGACCGAGTATCGCGTCGCTGCAGCAACTATCTCGCTCGCGGCTGGCGAGCGCTATGCCGGGATCATCCTCGGCGAGAACGGTGAAGCCGACTACCACCTCATCCTGCTGCCCGGCGAGGCGGAGGAAATCAGATGGGAAGACGCTGGTAAATGGGCGGCAGAGCGCGGAGGTGCCCTGCCAACGCGTCGCGAGCAATCTCTCCTGTTCGCGAATCTGAAGGGTGAATTCCAGTCGGCCTGGTACTGGTCTGGTCAGCAGCACGAGAATGATAGCGGTTGGGCCTGGTTTCAGGACTTCTACTACGGTTACCAGCTCACCAGCCGCAAGTACGACGAGCTTCGCGCTCGTGCCGTCCGCAGATTGCCCATTTAATCATTCAGTAATTTTCAAGGAGCAGGCGCAATGACGATCACGCTTGAGGCCATCAAGGCCGAGCATACAAAGGTTACCGAAATGATCGCGGCTTTTGAGAAGCAGTCGGCTACGACCGAGTATCGCGTCGCTGCAGCAACTATCTCGCTCGCGGCTGGCGAGCGCTATGCCGGGATCATCCTCGGCGAGAACGGTGAAGCCGACTACCACCTCATCCTGCTGCCCGGCGAGGCGGAGGAAATCAGATGGGAAGACGCTGGTAAATGGGCGGCAGAGCGCGGAGGTGCCCTGCCAACGCGTCGCGAGCAATCTCTCCTGTTCGCGAATCTGAAGGGTGAATTCCAGTCGGCCTGGTACTGGTCTGGTCAGCAGCACGAGAATGATAGCGGTTGGGCCTGGTTTCAG